TGTCTTGACTGCGGATCAGGATCGCGACGACCAAATCTGTTGCTCCTCACATGCGAGGAGGTGCGCGCGAGAAAGCCTGAACTCCGCGATGTGATATGGGGTGCTTTTATGCCATGCCCTACTTGTGGCGGGGCTGGTCATATCGTGAGTCCAATACGTGCCTGACGTCGACGATGTCTACGACTCGGCGGCCGAGCAGGAACGGCTGGCGGCCATCCTCGAGCAGCGCTACCTGGCCATGCTGAACGCCGTGCATGCCGCCATGATCCGCCTGTTCGGGCTCGACCCCGATCGATACCGCGTGCATGACGCCGCCGTGAACGCCATCCTGGTCGATGCCGCCCAGCGAGTCGTCAGGATTGACGAAACTACCCGACAGGCGATCGCCGAGCAGCTACGCGTCGGGCAGGCGCTCGGCTTCAGCACCTACGAGATCGCCCACGGAAAACCCGAGGTTGGCTACCGCGGCATCGACGGGCTGTACTCGGAAACCTGGAAGGGTCGCGCGGACATGATCGCCCGCACCGAATTGCAGCATGCGCAGAACGAGGCTACGCTGAACCGCTACGCCGCGACAGGCATGGTGGACATGGTGCAGATCATCGATGGCGATGACTGGGACGAGCCGTGCCGCGCGAGAAACGGCCGCATCGTGCCGATTTCAGAACGGCCGCAGCTCAACCACCCGAATTGCACGCTGTCGCTGGTGCCCGTGTTGCGGGAGGGGATCGTCTGATGCCAGGCAAAAAGTACGCATCTATCAAGCGACCACGAGTCTACGAAGCGCTACGTCGCCAGGGGATGAGCAAGACTCGAGCGGCAAAGATCTCGAACGCTCGTCGTCGAAAACGGTGAGGCCCTAGTTGCCCAAAGCCTCACCGTTGCACCTTACCTCGCCTCACCTTACCCAACCGTGCCACGCCCAGCCTGACCTTGCCGCGCCGGACCCAGCCGTGCCTCGCCAAACCTTGCCGTGCCTAGATGCATGGTAGCAACCAAAGGGCCGCGCGTGTTAGCGCTCTATGGCGACGAGAATGGCTGCACGCTCTGGCGTGTATGGCAACCCTACTCAGAGCTTCAGCGGCGCGGCTATGGCGCCTGGTTCCGTGACAAGGACGATCCCGAAACCTACAAGCCTGATTTCCCCTACCTGGCCGCGACTCGGCTCGAGGCTATCGTGCTGCCGCGCTTTCACTGGCAAGACCAGGCCGTCGCGCGTCGGTGGATCAATGCTCTGCACCGTGCCGGGCTGGCGGTGATCTACGAACTCGACGACGACGTCCTCACCCCACAGATCGGAGCTCGCCAGCATGCCACCGTCGAAACGCACAAAACGCTCGAGCAGCTCGAGCAGGATCGTCGTGACCGAATTGCCACCATCCGACTCTGCGACGGCGTCACCACCACCACCACCCATCTCGCCAGCGTCGTCAGGCAATACGTGGACGCTCCAGTGCGGGTTGTGCCGAACCGTGTTGACATTCGGTGGTTCCGCCACACGCTGCACGGGGTGCGGCGCCGTGTGGCGCCTCTCACGCTAGGCTGGGCCGGCGGTGCTCGCTATCCCGATGATCTCGAGCCGTTGGCTGAAGCGTGGCACAACATCGCGCTTCGCTACCCGCACGTTAGCTTTGTCGTCCAGGGCTACATGGCCGAGCCTCTGGTTGATTCGGTCCCATCAGAGCGCTTGCATCGAATGCCGTGGCTACCTCTTGCCGAGTATCCCCGTGCTTTGCGAAATATCGATATCGGCTGCGCCAGCGTTGCAGATAAGCACTTCAATCGCTGCAAAACGCCAATCAAAGCCTGGGAGTACACCCTGGCTGGGGCGGCGATCGTAGTCAGCCCGACGCTGTACGGCGACGTCGTCAGCGATGGCCACGATGGGCTCATCGCCGAGACGGCCGCCGAGTGGGAATCTGCACTGACTCGCCTGATCGAATCGGCCGAGCTGAGACGGCGCCTGTGGCGCAATCAACGGCGGCGTGTGGCGACCGAGCACAGTCTCGAGCGCAACGTCCTCGAGTGGCCAAGAGCCTGGCAGGACATCATCAGCCACTTCGAAGCGAAACGCTTGTGGGCCAACCTGCTGGCGAGCTGATGCAGCTCGTGTATTGCCAGCAGTGCAGGAACCCGATTGCCAAGGTTGCGCCCGGCTCGAGGATCGAGGTCAAGTGCCGGCGTTGCGGCATAAAAACCTACGTTGAAGTAGACTCTGCGCCAATTACAGATAGGGCCACCGCGAGAACCCTAGGCCCGGCTATGAGTCCCGGATATCAGGGACGCCCATAAGGCCGGGCTTTGTCTTTCAGCCCGGCAGAGAGGATTGCCGGGCGTGCTCTACAAGTCAGTCGGATTCCAGCTCGAGGATCTCAAAGCTCGCGGCGATGACGGCTGGACGTTCGCCGGCTACGCCTCGACCTTCGGCAACATCGATGAAGGCGGCGACGTCGTCCTGCGCGGCGCATTCTCGGAAACGCTGAAATCGCGCATCCCGCGGCTGCTCTGGCAGCACGACACGTCCGAGCCGCTCGGCCGCGTCCTGTCGCTGAAAGAAGACGACCGCGGATTAGCCGGTGAGTTCAAGATCAGCCGCACCACGCGCGGCCATGACGCCTACCAACTCCTGAAAGACGGCGCCATCGACAGCATGTCGATCGGCTATGTGCCCGACGATCAGGAATTTTCCGAGGACGGCGTTCGCAAGCTGAAGTCCGTGCATCTGTACGAAATCAGCCTGGTGACCATCCCCATGAACGAGGAGGCATTGATCACCAGTGTGAAGACCGCTCGAGTCGTACCGTCGCCGGTCGGCCCATCGATCACACGGCTCAAGCTCGACCTGGCGCGGAAACGCCTCGAGCGCATGCACATCCTGGAGTTTTCTCAATGAGCACCACCGCTGCCCAGAATGGGTCTGTCTACACGCCCGAGCCACTGTTCACCAAAGAGCAGATCGTCGGCATGGTTATGCCCGAGGTGGTCGCCAACCTCAAGGATCAGTACGACAAGGCCGAGCAGATCGAACGTCGTTACGAGGGCGTCATCACCGACACCGAGGACGAGCACCAGGTCAAGCGGCACCTGCTCACCATCGACGCGCTCGCCGAATGGCAGACCAAACTGCAGGACGCGCTCGATCGAAAGCACCGCATTTCCTCAGGCCGCGATGAGTACTCGAGGCCGAGCAGCAACGGGCATCACCAGCCGACAGGCGATGTGCCTGCCGGCCAGCAGCTCAGCCCTGGCGATCAGTTCATTCGCTCGGCCGAGTACGTGCAGCTCAAGAAGGCGCATCGGTTCGACTCGTCGCTGAATCGAATCGAGTTCAGCGTCAACATGTCGGACCACACGAGCCTGATCTCGTGGCAAAAGGCGCTGCAGCAGAAGGCGCTCGTGTACTCGGGCTCGGCCGTCGCCGGCGCCCTGGTGCAGAACGACGTGCAGCCAGGGATGCTGAACATCCTGCAGCGCGAGATCAACGTGCTCGATCTGATCCCGCGGCTGCAGACCGATTCCGACACCATCGAGTACGTCCGTGAAGACACCTTCACCAACAACGCCGCGATGGTGGCTGAGGCGACGGCGACCACGGGCACCACGGGTACGAAGCCAGAATCGGTGCTCGCCTACTCGACCCAGACGAGCCCCGTTCGCACCGAAGCTCATTGGATTCCAGTGACAAACAAGACGCTCGCCGATGCGCCCCAGATCCGCGGCATCATCAATAGCCGCCTGCTGCTCGGGCTGACGCTCACGCTCGAGACGCAGATCGTTTCAGGCGACGGCACCGGCGAAAATTTCCTCGGCATTCTGAACTCGGGGATTCAGACTCGAGGGCTCGGCGCCGATAGCGTGCTGGATGCCATCTTCCGAGCTCGCACCATGGTGCGCGTCACGGGTAAGGCGCGGCCGACCGCAGTGGTCATGCACCCGAACGACTGGGAAGGCATTCGCCTCGCGCGCGAGAATGCCGCGACCGCGACGTATGGCGGCTACCTGATGGGCGCGCCTTCGGTCGTGGGCGCCAATACCGTGTGGGGTCTACCCGTCGTCGAGTCCGAGGCGATTACGGAAAATACGACGCTCGTCGGCGATTTTTCGATGGGCTGCACCCTGTTCGATCGCGAGCAGGCCGTCGTGCGCGTCGGGCTGATCAACGATCAATTCATCCGCAACATGCAGACGATCCTGGCCGAGCTGCGCGCGGCATTCGTCGTCTGGCGCCCGACCGCGTTTGCTCGAGTTACAGGCGTCTAAGAAAGGGGATATTGCATGCGATTCGAAGACCCGCCCAAGCCACCCGATCCACCCGCAGAGCCCGAGGACGAGGGTGATGAAGCCCCGGATGACGAGCCAAAGCCCGCGTCTGCATAAGACGTATCGCGTGGGCTCGAGCGGCGTGCGTATCGTCTGGCGCGATGGGAGCGTGACGACGTTTTCACCCTACAGCGTCGTCACATTCTCGCGCGTGCCGCTCAAGATCGAGGGACGGCTGTACCGAGCTAGCCGTTCAAGCCTCCTCGGCTACGAGGCGCCGTCCCTCGAGCCAGTACGCTCTTGATGAGCTACATCACGCTCGCCCAGTTCAAGGACGCCATCAGCATCGCCGACACCGTCGACGATGCCAGCCTGCAACGTGCTCTGGACGCGTCGACCGAGTGGATCGACCGCTACTGCGGTAGGACGTTTACCGCGGTCGACACGTCGCTGAATACGCGCGTCTTTGATCCCTACGAACCCGACCGCATCAGCGTGCCTGACCTGAGCGAGGTGTCGATGCTCGAGGTCGACACCGACCACGATGGCACCTACGCCACCGTGCTCGAGTCAAACGAGTACGTGCTCTACCCGCTGAACGCCATGCAGCCGGGCAGCGCGCCAGGTGGCTATACCGAAATCCGCCTGAGCACGAACGCCTCGCTCGAGTTTATTCATGGCGAGTTCGTCAGGGTGACCGCGCGCTGGGGCTTCGGCACCACGCCTGCCAGCGTCGAGCAGGCCTGCTTGCTGCTGGCGAATCGCTACTTTCATAGGCCGAACGCGCCTTACGGACAATGGGAGGGGCCGCAGACGGGCATGCTGGGGACGGTGCCCGAGCAGGATCCCGACGTGATCGCTCTGCTGAGTGCGTATACGACGTCGGCGGCCGCGGGCACGGCTGCCTCGGAGTGGGTGCTGGTTTGAGCATCGATCTCGGTCCCGAATGGCAGACGTTTGCCAGCCGGCTCAGTCGCACGCCGCAGCAGCTCGAGCGCGACATTCGACGCACGCTCACGGCCAGCCTGCAGATGATTGAACGCGACGCGCGCGCCAACGCGCCGCAGGACACACGTCGTCTGCACTCGAGCATCAATCATCAGATCACAGGTAGCTTTCCGAGACTGCTGGGCGAGGTTGGGCCGAGCGTGCGGTATGGCATGGCCGTCGAGTTCGGCCGCGCGCCTGGTCGCATGCCGCCAGTCAATGCGCTCATCGGCTGGGTACGACGCCACTGGTCGCCTGATCGCTCGAGGCCCGTGGCCGCTGGTCGACGACGCTACGGTGCCTGGCAACGAGCCGGCGAGAGCGCGCTGCGTTCGCAAGCCTTCCTCCTCGCCAGGGCGATCGCACGCCGCGGCGTGCAGGCGCAGCCGTTCATGGGGCCGGCGTTCCGAACCAATCGCGTCCGAATCGAGAGTCTGTTCGCCAGGATCGGCGTGCGTACTACGGCCTATCTGGCCGGGCGACCGATCACATGATCGACACTCGGGTGGGCGCCACCATCGACGAGATCCAGGTCGCCATCACCCAGCGGTTGTCGACGATCGACGGGCTGCGCGCGTATGCCACCGAGCCCGATGAGCCGAATTTTCCGTGTGCCTATCCACGCGTGGTCGACTGGACATTCGACGACTCGTTCAGCAATACCACGACCTGGCATTTCGATATCTGGGTGCTCGTGGGGCTCAAACCAGGCTTTAACAGGGCTCAAACGTGGCTCAATCCATTCCTGTCGACCAGTGGCCGCAATTCGATCAAGTGCGCCATCGATGAGGATCCAACATTGGGCGGATGTGTCTCAGCAGCGCGCGTCATGGGTGGCGGCGCCTATGGACGCGTTGATATCGCGGGCATTACCGCGCTCGGCGCCAGCATGCGTCTCGAGGTGATGGCTTGACGCCGTGGTTGTCTGTCGTCATTCCGACCGTGGGGCGTGAAACGCTGCAGCGCACGCTCGAATCGTTTGATGCCCAGCCCGAGTCGGCCGGGCTCGAGGTGCTGGTCGTGGCCGACACCTTCGGCGGATCCACTCCAGCTCTCGAGCAGGCGCGTGCCCATGTGCAGTCCACGCGCCATCATTGGCTCGAATACGACGCCGGCGTGCATATGGTGGGTCAGCCGCAGCGCACCTACGGTGCCCGACTGGCGCGTGGTCCGTGGGTCTGGTTCTCTCAAGACGACAACATCTCGGCGCGCGATGCACTCGCCGCGATCGAAGCGGTCATCGATGCCGAGCGGAAGGCGCGCCCGCTGTTCTTCCGCCTGCGCTTCGCGTGGGGGTTCGAGGTCTGGCACGAGCCGCGATTGCGAGTCGGCAACATCGACGCCGACTGTCTGGTGCTGCCGCGGCCGATCGCCCAACAGGTCACATGGGGACTGCGCTACGAAGGTGATTTCGATGCTGCGCAGCAGGCTTACGAGCTCGTCGATGGCAATGTGGGCTGGGTGGATGAAGTCGTCAGCATCGCACGCGCGAATGAGGCGGATTACTGGTGGTTGTCGTAATCGCCGATAGCCAGGAGGTGCTGATGCGCTGGCGCGCCTCGACGCCCGAGCTGCACGACTTCGTACCCGACTATCACCGACTGCAGCTCGAGCACTGGATTTTTCTCAATCGCGAGCGCTTGCAAGGGAAAGTTATGGACGTCGGCGTGCAGAACCCGCGCCGCTGGATCGGCAACGGCTACTTTACGTTCGGCCACACGTCGGATACCCAGAGCGATCAGCACGGCGACCTGACCGATCTGCCGTTCGAGGACGAGGATCTCGACGCGATCGTATGTACCGAGGTGCTCGAGCACTGCGCCGATCCGTTCCGTGCCGTCGACGAGATGCACCGCGTGCTCAAGTACGGCGGCCTGCTGCTGGTGACGAGCCCGTTCCTGTGGCCTTGGCACGGCACGCATGCCTATCCCGATTACTGGCGCTTTACCGACCAGGGCTGGAAGCACCTGTTGAGAAAATTCGGCGATCTCAACGTGCATACGTGCGCCTGGACGTCCGAGGGCGCCACCTACGTCGATCGGGTGCGCCATTTCGAGGGCTGGGGCTCACCCTATGACGTCTACGGCCACACGGGCTATCTGTGCGAGGCGACGAAATGACCGAGCCAGAGGTTGAGCAGCTCGCCGAGCCAGCGGCACAAGAAGAGGTCGGCGTCACGTTTACCCAGACCGCCATCCTGGTCTGGGAAGCACGCGCGGCCTGCAAACACGGCAGCACGCGGAACAACACGTATCTCATCGCGCCGGGCGTGCCGCCACTGAACCACGCGCAGATGGTGCTGTCGTCGCGCCGCCAGCACGATCAGATCATTGGCTGCAATTGCCCGGACGAGCCGCCCAAAGTGTTGGCGACCGTCACGTTCGGACTGGCCAATGGTGTCGAGGCCGGCCAGCAGCGCTACATACCCCAGGCATCGATGACCACACCGGGCGGCAACTTCTTTCCGAATACGGTGCCGATGACGTGCAGGCGCACGGGCGCCTTCCAGATCACGGCCAAGATCCAGCTCGCGAACAGCGTTGCTCTGGGCGCCAGGGGAACAGGCAACCTGCTGATTACAGGGCTGCCGGTCCTGACCGTGGCGATGACCGACGAGGCTGGCAAGGCGACGGCCAACCTGTCCGGTCTGGTCAATATCGGGGCCAATCAGTCGGTCAACCTGGGATACGAAAACACTGGCATCACCGCGCAAGATGTGACGCTGGCCACCTTGAGCCTTGGGGAAATCTGGGTGCCGTGAGGATCCTGCTCGTGGGCGCCGGCGCGGCCTTCTCCACGCTCGATGTCGAGACGGGTTATCGGGATGCACTCGTCGAGGCTGGCGTAGACGTGCGTTTTTACGCGCTAGGAGCGCGCCTGGACGCTGCGCATGCATGGGTGCTGCATATGTGGCGTAAACGCCGCGACCCCACAGAATCGCGTCCTGGATGGCCTGAGGCGATATACCGCGGCTCGATCGAGGCGCTCGAGATGGCGTTGCGGCTCGAGGTCGACTGGACCTTGATCATCAGTGGCCAGTTCTTCCATCCCGACGTTGTCGGATTGATGCGGCGCGCCGGTCTACGAACCGCGGTCATCCTGACTGAATCGCCATATGAGGATGCCAAACAGGCTCGTATGGCGAACCTGGTGGATATGTGCTGGACAACGGAACGTACCAGTGTCGAGCGGTTGCAACTTGCGAATCCGCATGTTGCCTACCTACGACATGCATACGATCCAAACCGTCACGCGCTATTCGAGCCGCCGCTCGACGATGTGCCTACCCATGATGTTGTCTTCGTCGGCACTGGATTTCGAGAACGCATCGAAATGCTCGAAACCGTTAACTGGAAGGGCATCGATCTGGGCTTGTATGGAAACTGGGCGATGCTCGGCAGCCGATCGAAACTACGTGCCTTCGTACACGCTGGCGCAATACCGAACGAGCGTGCCGTGGCGCTCTATCGCCGTGCGCGAATCGGCCTCAACCTGCACCGTCTGAGTATTGGCTACGGCCGGAAAGCCCCACGCGTGGCTGCCGCGGAAAGCATGAACCCGCGCGCGTACGAGCTCGCCGCGTGTGGCGTCTTTCAGATCAGCGACTATCGCGCCGAGATCCCCGAAGTCTTTGGGGATGCGGTGCCCACGTTCGCCCCAGGCGAGCTCGAGAACATCCTGCGGGCCTATCTCAACGACAGCCCGGCCCGGCGCTACGCCGCGCGTCAGGCCCGGCAGCGGATTTTGCCGCACACGTTCGCCGCACGCGCGGCCCAAGTATTGGCCGATCTGGACGAAGCCGACGATCGGTCCCTGGCGAGAGGAGCATAAATCGTGGCAGTCAAGTATTCGGGTGCAAACGGACTGATCTATATGTCCGCAACGGGCACGGGCGCACCCGTGCTGGCTGGTGGCTTTCGCGCGTTCACACTCGACAACTCGCGCGAAGAGATCGATACCACCGAGTTCGGCGCCACCAACAAGACCGCCGTGCAGGGCTTCCCCAGCTCGAGCGGTACGTTCGAAGGCTTCTGGGCCACTGACGACACCACGATGCGCGACGCCGCCAACAGCCC